AAAGGCTGCACCATTACATTGCAACCAGCCGTCTGGCGGTATGGCAGTCGGCCAGGGAAGGGGGACTCCTACCGGAATTAGCCTTTCCAACAAACCAAGGTTTTTCAAAATTAGTCAATCCGTGATAATTTCTATAAAAATAGTCTCTTATTGGTATTAAGCAGGATTACACATGGCAAAGATTGGCTATATCCGGGTGTCAACAAATGACCAAAACAGTGATTTACAGCGAAACGCTCTGATAAGTATAAATTGTGAGCGTATTTTTGAGGATAAAATCAGTGGAAAAACAGCCAACAGACCGGGCTTAAAGAGGGCTTTAAAACAGCTTAAAAAAGGCGATACTTTAGTCGTTTGGAAATTGGATCGACTAGGGCGTAGCGTAAAAAATATGGTTACTTTGATTTCTGACTTAAGTGAACGTGGTATTCATTTCCAGAGCCTGACTGACAGTATTGATACTAGTACCTCTATGGGGAGGTTTTTCTTTCACGTTATGAGTGCACTGGCTGAAATGGAACGGGAATTGATCGTTGAAAGAACAAACGCAGGATTGATAGCAGCTCGCGCTCAGGGGAGAATTGGTGGCAGACCTGTATCGTTTTCATTTGCTGAACAGCAACAAGCCGCGAGATTACTGGCGAAAGGTCACACACGGAAACAGTTATCATTAATTTACAACACATCGTTATCTACGATATATAAATATTTTCCGGTAAATAAAATGGATTGTTCATCACCTTAATATTTGCAGGGCAACTAATTAAATATTCAGTTTTGTACTGTGTAATACCCAAGGCTAGTTTATGCAAAATATATCGCTTTTCTTTTCCAAGTGGAAAATGTTGACACTGTTCTACAAAAAACTAACAGATGAAAACAAGCAATTACTGCTGGTAAAAAAAAGCTTATTGTATGTGAAATCCACAGCATCTGGGCAGTCTTGAACAGAAAATTGCCATTAAGCATAGGATTTACATACTTGAAAACTAATTTGCCAACAATGGAAAAGGTTGTCAGCACCTGGAAATAGTCAGGTAAACTCGACCAATAAAATTAATTTCATTAATTGCACAGTCAAAAGTCACATCATGATCACAAACCCGGATTTTACTGACCGGGATTTTTATGATCTTTTTAATACTATGCATCCCTTCAATATCAATCAACCATAAGCCATCTTGAATATCAGACTCTTCAGTATCCAATAAATACCAAGAGTTGTTGTCATCAACAATGAGAGGTCTTTTTATTTCTTTGGTGATAAGTTCATTATCTAAAATCACAGGGAGTTCAACATTCAGCCTTCCACCTACTAATTTAATGCGCTGTATTATCGGAGCAATAATATTTTTTAAAGATTCTTCTTTCTTTTCTCCGTGTGGGAACATTTCTCCTTGCCCTGTGCTTAGCCATAACAATGAAGCATTGGTTTCAAGATTGCATTGAATAACCCAGTCTGCTGGAAAACTATCCCTTAAATAACGATTTGCCATTGTGCTTTTAGACACACCCAAATGATCGCTAAGTGCCTGACGTGATTTGAATCCATATGCATGGACAAGACGCTCGATAGCCTGTTTTCCTCCACTATCTGCACCCATCTTTATCTCAGTTACGTTTTTTTTCATTAAAAGTACAGTTTAGTGAGTTTGTTATCTTCACAAAGCTCTCTGATGAAGAACTATAGTGATCCTAAATGAATTTACTAGAATATTGCATCATGAGCACTCAAATTTCAATCTGTATACTTTGTGAAACTATATCATTTAAATAAAGGAAAAGAATTTGTTAAGCTTTAAAATAAGAAAAACTTATTAATTACAGAGGATTGTAATCGGAAAGAAACCTTTTTAATAATCAATTATTTCAATAAAAACAATAATTAATATATTAACACTATCAAATATAGTTATCAAAAAAGATAAAAAACCACTTTAATTTTTTCTAATCAACGTGTACTGTTCTTATATACAGTTATGTTATACGGAGGTAAGTTTGTCAGTGGACTTTCTTATGGAATCAGTAATAGCGCAACGTATTAATTTTATCGCCAGAATGGCAACAAGCTGTGAATGTAATCATGCTGAAGATAAAGAACTGGCTTTAGTTTGGATTGCTGAGTTATCAACACCACTTGCCAAACAACTTGTTAACCATCACGAAACGCTTGAAGAATAAGTGTAACAAAAGAATAAATGTGATAGGTAAATGATACGCATCTGGAAATTCTATTTGATAAAAGATCTAAATTTTCTCAGTCAGTTATGATTGCATTGGAAAATGAACTGAAAAATAGATTTTTCTTATGATTCAGCAAACCTGAGAAGACGATAGTTGATTGTTAAATTAGCCACTGAAAGGTGGCTTCTTGTTTTCGTTTGTACCATTCCCTTAACAATGTTGCTTGGTTGTTTCTCCCTATCTGGTTAGCACACCATGACACTCTAATTTAACAAAATTTTCCTTAATATGAGGGATATATCTAATGAAAATAATTGCACAACAAAATGATACTGTTGACGCTTTATGCTGGCGTCACTATGGCCGAACTCAAGGTATGACTGAACGAGTTTTAGAAGCTAATCCAGGGTTGGTTGAACTGGTATTTAAAAAATTCCCTGAATTGTCTGAATATAGCGTAATCCTGCCACATGGCACTGAAGTCGAAATGCCGGAGGTTATATCAGCCACAACAAAACCTATTCTGCAACTATGGGATTAAAGATAACAAACGGATAAAGGCAGCCATATTACCTTGATTGCTTTTTCAACAGAATTATTACCTTATATTAGGAATCGCCAGCAATCAAGCCAAGTAAAATCACCTATAATATTATACTCAGTATTTGGTCAGGTAATACAAAATAGAAATTCTTTTAACAAAATTACGGAATTCTCCCGCCTAAATTCTTATTGAGAGCAAAGCGAACTGTTAGGATTAGGCGGGAGCAAGTCACTTATTGTGTCAAACTCTGACTATAGCTATAGATTATATAAAAGCCTTTCTCGATTTTGGGAAAGGCTTTTTAATTCATATTGTTATAGCTTTTTCCTTCCAAGAAATTTGTCTGATCTTTCCTACAATTCACCTTTAATGTCTACCGCTACCTTTAATGCCATTCTTTTAAACATAAACCCATAACTACTTATATGGCATTTTTTCCGAATATGGATACACAACTAACAGAACTTATACGCTTATTGCGTAACCTGATCAGAACTGGTGTTGTTACCGAGGTAGATCATGCCCGAGGTATGTGCCGGGTCGCGACAGGTAATCTTAAAACTGACTGGCGGCCTTGGTTGACAATGCGAGCAGGTCATTCCCGTACCTGGTGGGCCCCCAGTGTTAGTGAGCAGGTTTTATTACTATCCGTTGGTGGAGAGCTGACCACCTCCTTTGTATTACCGGCTGTTTATTCCGATCAATTTCTAGCTCCATCAGTTTCTTCCGAAGCTGTCCATATTGCTTTCCCTGATGGGGCCGTAATGGTGTATGAGCCGAAATACAGTGCCTTAACGGTAAAAGGTATTAGGACTGCTAGTGTACAAGCTTCATATTCCATATCACTTGAGGCAACGAATATAACACTAAAAGCACACGATAAAATCTCAATGTCGGCAAATAACAAAATTGAATTGTCATCGCACAACGAAATTTCAATGTCGGCAGATAACAAAATTGGATTGAAATCACACAACGAAATTTCAATGGGAGCAGACATCAAAATTGGGCTAGAAGCAAAAAAAGAACTCGGACTGAAATCACATGAAGTCAAGTGTGAAGCAAAAAAAGGAATGGAACTAAAAGCATCAGAACTGACGTTGAAAGGAAAAATTAAACTGGAAGGTGATGTTGAAAATACCGGCGGAAAACTCAGCTCTAATGGTGTGACCCTACATTCTCATAAACACACTGGAGTCATGTCCGGCGGTGCAACAACAGGAGAGCCAACATAATGATGTATCTTGGAATGAACCGACAAACCGGACGCAGCCTGACAGATTTAGCACATGTGCGTCAATCTGTCAGCGATATCTTATCAACACCAGTAGGTAGCCGTGTGGAACGGCGTACTTATGGCTCTCTGTTACCTGAATTGATTGATTGGCCACAGAATGCTGCTCTGCGTCTACAAGTTATGGCAGCCAGTTATACAGCTATCAGCCGCTGGGAACCACGCATTAATCTGACATCTATCACCATAGATACCCGACAGGACGGCAAAATGACGGTAGATATAGCCGGACATTATCAGCAGTCCGCTGGGACGTTTTCTCTATCCATCCCTGTGAGGTAAAACAATGCCAATCATTGACCTGAGCCAGTTGCCACCACCTGATGTAGTCAAGCCACTGGACTATGAAAGCCTGTTGGCTGAACGCAAAGCCGAATTGATCTCTCTTTACCCTGAAGAACAACGAGATGCTATTACTCGAACATTGGAACTGGAATCTGAACCTCTGGTTAAATTACTTGAGGAAAACGCTTATCGGGAATTGATATTGCGTCAGCGGGTTAATGAAGCTGCCCGTGCAGTAATGCTGGCTTATGCAACTAACGGCGATTTAGACCAATTGGGAGCGAATTACTATGTTACTCGGGCAGTTATGGAACCTGATAGTACTTTTCGTGGCCGTATCCAAAAGGCTTTTGAAGGGCTAAGTGTCGCAGGACCGATAGGTGCGTATGAATATCACACCCTTAAAGTTAATGAAGGTATTCATGCTAATAAAGATGAATATAAAGGTGAATATCAAACTGTAGCGGATGTTTCCGTCATCAGCCCATCTCCTGCCAATGTGACTGTCACTATTTTGTCACGGAAATGGAAATGGGAAAAAGGTAAAAAAGATGAAGAGGATACAGAACATAAAGGCATAGCTTCACAAGATTTACTGGATAAAGTGGTTGTAGCACTCAATGACGAAAATGTCAGGCCCGTTGCTGATCGGGTAAAAGTACAGTCAGCCCAAATAGTGGAATATCAGATTGATGCTGTGCTCTATCTTTATCCGACGCCTGAGTCTGAACCTATCCGTAAATTGGCTCAACAAAATATGGATAAGTATGTGCAAGATCAACATAAGTTGGGACTGGATATCCGGCTATCTGCCATTTATGCCGCTCTACATGTGGCTGGTGTACAGCAGGTGGAACTTAGAACACCGGCGAAAGATATTATTTTATGCAAAGATCAAGCTTCTTATTGCACTAGCGCAAAACTGGAACTGGGTAAAACTCAAATTTCTGATTGTTCCAAACCAAATCCAGCTCTAATTGTGGGAGGTTATGATGAGTGACCGCCTGTTGCCAACAGGTTCTACCGTTCTGGAGGTGGCTGCCGCTAAGGCGTGTTCGCAATTGCAAAATATTCCGGTGCCGCTTCGCCAACTTTGGAACCCCGATACCTGTCCTGAGGAGTTATTACCTTATCTGGCGTGGGCGTGGTCTGTTGACCGCTGGGATGAAAACTGGCCGGTAAATACTAAGCGGGAAGTTATAAAAAACTCGCTGTTTCTGCACAAACATAAAGGAACCATTGGCGCCATCCGCCGTGTAGTGGAGCCACTAGGCTATCTCGTTAAGATACAGGAATGGTGGGAGAAAAATGAAACACCAGGCACATTCCGGTTAGGGGTAGGAATACAAGAAAATGGGATCACCGAAGAAACTTTTTTAGAACTGGAACGACTGATTTCAGATGCCAAGCCTGTGAGTCGCCATCTTATAGGTCTATCAGTCAATCTGGATGTTAAAGGCGAATTTTATTGTGCTGCGGCAAGTTATAGCGGAGATGATCTCACTGTTTATCAATATTTACCTGAAATCATCTCTACTGGCAGCGATGCATCTTTAGGGGCTGCAATTCATTTGATTGATACAGATACATTGAGGGTTTCACCATGAAATACTTTGCAATTTTAACCAAACTGGGAGCGGCAAAGTTAGCAAACGCTGCTGCCTTGGGAACGAAAGTCGATATTACTCACATGGCTGTTGGTGACGGCGGAGGCCAATTACCATCCCCTGACGTTAACCAGACACAACTGATTAATGAAAAGCGCCGTGCCGCGATTAATACATTAAGTGTCGATCCAGTAAACACTAACCAAATTATTGCTGAGCAAATTATCCCAGAAGGTGAAGGTGGTTGGTGGATGCGTGAAATTGGTTTGCTTGACAGTGAAGGTAACATGATTGCGGTAGCAAACTGCCCGGAAACCTATAAACCACAATTACAGGAAGGTTCGGGCAGAACACAAACTATCAGGATGATCTTGATTGTCAACAGTACTGATTCAGTAACATTAAAAATCGATCCTTCTATCGTTCTGGCAACTCGTGAGTATGTAGATAGCTCCATTCAGAAACATGAAAAAAGCCGCAATCACCCAGATGCCACGTTGACAGAAAAAGGTTTTACAAAACTCAACAGTACTACTAATAGTAATGATGAAACCACAGCAGCAACGCCGAAAGCAGTGAAAGCAGCTTATGATTTAGCAGCTAAAGTAAATACTAATGCTTTAGCAAAAAATCAGAACGGTGCAGATATCCCAGATAAGAATGCTTTTGTGAAAAACCTTGGTTTGTTGGAAAGGCTAATTCCGGTAGGAGTCCCCCTTCCCTGGCCGACTGCCATACCGCCAGA